TTTCTTTTTTCATTTTACTAAATAATAACAATTAGAGGTTGCTAAAAAATTAAACCAGTCAGCATCTGTATTATGCTCAAGCTCCTCGAAAGTAGCTTTTGAAAATTGCGAGGTTCTAAATTTACTATCCTTTACTCTTATAGTAAAGGTGCGGTCTTTTTGGTTTGCTTTTACGTTCATAATTAAAATGCTGCTATTATAAATGACTCGTTATCTATTTTTATTACTTGTGTGTAGTCTGTTAAAACTTCTAAAGTAGGATAGTCGCTTTTATCATACTCGTTATGAAAGTCTTCTAAACTATCGTACTCTACAAACTCGCAGCATAACGCGATGACGTCTAACTCTATTTCTGTCCCGCAGTCTTCACTTAGCTGCTCTAAGTAATCAAATAAAGATTTTAAGCCTTGAGTAGAATATTGATTGCCTCTGCCAAATTCATTAAATTCTCTTTTAAAATCGTAGTAGTTAATTGTTTTTTTCATTTTGTTATTGTTATTATGAGGGCAAAAATAAAGTATTAAATTTTAATACAAAAGAAAAACTTTATTTATTTTTAATTTATTTTTATTGCTACCATATCCTCAGCTCCTTTGCTACTGGTAATCAATATACTCTTTATTACTTTGTATCCGTCATTCTCAAATATTATGTCCTCTATCATCTTAACCATAGCCACACAATTAGAAGCATCTAAGGGTCTGCTTTTAAAAGTGAAGTGGTATTCAGTATTATAACTCTGAGAAGCTGGCAGAACATCCTTAAACTGGCTTTTAACTATTAGAGTATAATTGTCTTTTATATTTTTACGCTTAGTCCAATGCATACCAGCGTACCACTTGTTAAGGCTTATTTTCGGTAAATCTTTTAAAATTATTTTCATTTAAGTACAAATTTATTTTTTTATTCGGATTGTATTATTATATTTGCTGCCGTGCAACATTATAAAAGACTTTTCATATTTAACAATATTGAGCCAAGCGGGGAGGTGTCACTTATGTTGCACGCATTAAATCGCCTCCCTAAGGCTCTATTAAAAAAAAATAAAGACGTGCAACAATGGCAAAAGAACTACCGTATTTTCAATTCGAACCAGCCGAGTATCTAACTAAAGATATATCGTTTTGCAGTTTATCTGCTCAGGGTTTATTCATTAACATTTGCAGCTACTACTGGCAGCGAGAATGTAAACTAACAAAAGAACAATTTTTAAAACGCTTAAATAATGAGCTTGAATTTAACGAGTTATTAAATGAGGGAGTTTTTAGTATTGACGAGGAAGGTTTTATTTCAATTAAATTTTTGGACTTTCAATATGCTAAAGCAACTAATAAAAGCGTAACTAATTCAGAGAATGGAAGCAAAGGAGGTAGACCAAAAAAAGAAAAAATAAACCCAACCGAAACCGAAATTAAACCGAATCAAAACCCAATTAAAAGCGAATCAAAAGGCATAAGAGAAGAGAAGATAAAAGAAGATAAGATAAAAGAAGAGAATATAATAGATAGCAGTAAACTGCTAAGTCTTTATAATTCTATTTTAGGTAAAACTGCAAGAGTAGTAAATACTAAAACTAAATCTCAGATAAAAGACAGACTAAAGGAAGGTTACACTAAAGAGGATATAGTAAACGCTATACGCAACGCAAGCAAAGACCCACACCACATAGAATTTAACTACAAGTATCTAACTTTAGAGTTTATTACAAGACCTGATAAGCTTGATAGATTTGTAAATATGGGAGACTTTAAAATCAAAACTCAAATACTATGATAAAATCAAGCAGCGAAATATTAGACCAGCTTATGAGCCTTTATAAAAACGGAGTACCTGAGGGAAGTGGAATAGGTTTAAAGTCTTTTGATAGTCAATTAACTTTTGTTAAAGGTGGATGTACTGACATAACGGGTTATCCTTTCTTTGGTAAATCTCTTTTTATGAAGGAGATTATGATGGGACTAACTTTAAACGAAGGTTGGAGACATTGCGTTTATATGCCTGACGATGGAAGCGATACCGAGGTAATATCTAATTTGATGCATAAACTAACCGGTAAGACTTTTTTAAAGAATTATCCTAACACTATTACCGAGAAAGAAATAAGCAAGTATAGTACCCAGCTTTGCGATAGCTTTAAGTTTATCTCCGCAGAGCATAACATAGAGCCTGAAGCCTTTTGGAACTATGCAAAAGAAAATAAATGTACCTCCGCAGTAATAGACTCTTGGAACTACTTAGCTCACAAAGGAGAGCCAACTAACGCAGACTATTTACGTAAGATACTTTCTTTAAGAAACAGATTTATGGATATAAATAAGATGCATTCTTTTATAATTATTCACCCTAAAAATCCTGACCCTAAGCAAGTAAAAGACGGGTCAGTAAAAAAGCCAAGTGTTTACGATTTAATGGGCGGTAGCGAATGGAATAACAACGGTAGAAATATAGTCGTAGTTCATAAGGATAGCAAAGAAGACCACCACCCGTATAAGATAACGGTAGATAAAGTTAAGCCTAAACATTACGGAAAGCTTGGAGAGTGTGTCTTGCATATCGACTGGGCTTCTCAAAGGTTTTATGAGTTTGACCATATACATAACACAAAGAAATACGCCTACGCTACTGAGGAGATAGTAGTAGACCCAATTAAAGATATATTCGCAGTAAGTAACGACCAACCTTTTTAAATTATGACAGACCAAGAAGCAAAAGAGATATTAAACAAACCAGCTATTTGTAAAGAGGCTGAGCGTTCGGTGCGAGATATGAAATTAAAGCTCGCTAAATACTCAGGGGATAAGACCGAGCAGACTAAGCATTTGCAAAATTTAGATAATTTGATTAACTTAGCTTATAAGCAAGCAGTAGACATAGACGCTTACGAGGAGTTGTTAGCTACTTACCTTTTTAAAATGGGAGAGCAACAAGCCAAAATAAGAGAGTTATGCGAGCTAAACGCAATGAGTAACAAAATAGTAGAGCTATAATTATAAACTAATTGTTAACAATATGAATCACTTTTATACTTCAGACGAAGAGCGAATAGCTAAGAGTACAATAGACGCAAGGGTAAGAGTAGCTAAGTCAAACGCACTAAGCGAACAATTTTACGAGTTTGGATATAACTTTTGTACTGATTGCTTAACCTCTAACGGAATTTTAGACTGCTCTCATACCATCTCAGTAGACGAAGCACAAAAAACTCGTAGGACAGAATTAGCTTGGGACGTAGACAATATAAAAGTAAGGTGTAGAGATTGCCATATTAAGCACGATAGCCAAAGTAGAATAAAATGAAATTAAGAAATAGTATGAAAGGATTGATACAAGTAACCGCCACCAAGGGAGGGCGTACAATAACAAGCGAGGTCTTCGGAGATATGGGAGACAAAGAAACTTTATTCGGTCAGCTAATGAACCGACACAAAATAACTCATAACGAACGCCACTTATGGAAGCTGAGTAGCGTTGTAATTAACGAAGAGGTAAACCTATGACCAAAAAAGAACAGATAGCACACTTCGGTTATATTACGGGAGAAATGGAGAAAGTACTATTTAGCAAAGGAGACGACTACGCTAACACCGACAGACTTTCTAATTTTAAATTAGCTGGAGCAATTACTGGAGGTAACGCAAGTACTAACTGCTTAAACCTAATAGCTACTAAAGTAGCAAGGCTTGGAGTACTTTTAAGCTCAGACAAAAAACCAAACAACGAGAGTATCGAGGATAGTGTGTTAGACTTAGCAAATTATTCAGTACTTTTGTGGATGATAATAAACGAAAATAAATAATTAACAGAATGGAAAAAACAGAAAAAGTATTCGCAGAGGGTTTTATGTTTAAAATGAAACCAAACTCTCCTGAGTGGGTAGTAGGTCAATTAAGCCTAAAAGCTGATGAGGCAATAGCCTTTATTCAAAGGAACACAGATAAAGGATGGGTAAACCTAAATGTTAATATCGGTAAGAGCGGGAAGCCTTACGTAGAACTTGACACTTGGAAGCCAACGCAAGCGTCTACATCTCCCGACCCTGAGTTTAATTCCGAAGGGCTACCCTTTTGATATTGCAAGAGATATATTTCGATAAGAGCATTCGAAATTATGCTCTTAAATTAACAAACAACCAGCAAGAAGCCGAGGAGTTAGTCTCTTTGGCTTTTGACATTTGTAGCCATAAACCGCCGAAAGAAAATATGAAGGGCTATTTTGCAATAGTAATGCGGAATCAATGGCT